CCAAGTCCATGAATAGTTCCTTTAGGATCTTCATCAGTATATAAGTCAGAATGTTTTTTAGATTTTGCTGGTTGTCCCTTCTTTCTTGGGATACGAGGGTTTGATGTTTCGTAAACTACCGATTCGCCCATTCCACCACCGCCATTGCCACCACCATTACCACCAGAACCACCGTTACCATTTCCAGCGCCATTCCCGCCGTTCCCATTTCCGTTAGAACTTCCGTTACCATTTTTCTTTGTTTCCTCATCCTTTGAAAAACCATTTTCTCTACGAAGATATCCCATGCGACCAACAACCTTAAATCCTTTTGGGATTTTCTTGCACTTCTTATCTGTGTAGCAATAGTATTTGCCTGGAGGACACTTTCTTTTCATTATTTTTTAGATGTTCCTTCTATGAGATACTTTTCTTTTGATGATGCCTTTTCAGCAGCATATAATGCAAATGATTTAGTCATTGCTAAAGATAGTAGATGTTTGATATTGTTACTATCATTTTCATCACACTCAGTTCCTGTCATGCATCCAAGTGTAACTCCACCTATGATAGCAAGTTCAGTTAAAACAACAAGAAAGACTAACTTTAATGCCCATTGTCCAGTGTTAAAAAATCTACTGATTTGTTCACCGATAAATTTTTTCATCTTAGAGATTCCGCTAGATATATTTATACTTTTGTTAAGGTAGCAATTACTTTGAAAACAGTAGAACTACTCGAAGTTGGAGTTGCAAGTAATCTTACAAACCCATCACTAATATCAGAGTCAAAGATTGCAAGTTGAGAACCTGTTTTGATTGTTGCATATTCAGTGCCATATGATGAAGTTCCATCATGGACAAGATATACTTCGGTAATATGATATTCTGAACCTCTGGTAACTTGAACTTGATATTTTGCAGAACGATATGTTGCTACTGGAAAAGTGTCAATTGCAGTTTGAGATGTTGAAGTAACAGTAGTTGAACCACTATAAACAAAACCCTGTGACATATAAACATTACCTGTCAAGTCACCTGTTGTATCACCAGTTAAATCACCTACAAAACTGGTTGCGGTTACGATTCCAGATGTATTGATTGATACTGTAGTTCCAATTCCTACAGACTTTGGAGTGCCCCTAGCGTCTGTAAATTCAATCTCACCTTTTGTATCTTGTTTAATTGTGATTGTATTTGCAATACCAATTACAATCTCTTCAAGACCACGAAGTTGTTTTGCAGTTGGGTCAAGAACAATCGAACCTGTACCAATTGTCAAAATACCAGTAACTCTGGCATCTCCAGTCACAACTAAGTCCTCACCATAAACTCCCGTATCTACACCAACATGAACTTTAGTTGAACTTGTAATACCTGTTGCAAATACATCACCGTCTTTACTCAGTGTGATACCACTTCCAACTACGACTCCATTTCTTGCGGTGATGAGACCAATCGAATCTACGTTAGTTACATCTTCATAAGTAAGAACTCCACCAATGTCAACATTACCACTAAAGGATGCAGTCGCACCAGAAAACTGTGAAGCAGTTATAATACCTGATGTGTTTACACTATCCTCTGTTCCAATACCTGAAGCAGAACCACCTATAAATTTACCACTTGACGCTTGATATTGAAGAACCTTGCCGTCTACCTTTGCACTATCTTCATCAACATCATCAAGCTTTAAAAGATTAACTTCACCAGATCCTGGCCCGTGTGCAAGAACTTTATATAATATATCTCTTACTTGTTTAATCTCTGACTTGAGATCATCTATACTTGTCTCATCTGCATTTTCAACTTCTTCTTTAATATTTGTCTCTTCAATAAATTTGATTGCCTGTGCAACAGTATCACTTATTTCTGGTGTCTTAATTGGTTCTGGTTCGATAATATTTACTGCATCAACCTCAGTAAATTTAATGTCTTCTCCATTATTCCAATCTTGAACATGTAAAGGATCTTCTTCCTCTAATTTTGATACGTCAAAATCTTCAGGCACTCCAACAGTAACAGGTGGTTCTGTGAAATCCTTAACTTCCTTTGGTTTTTCAATTGTATCAATTATTGAGTCTAATTGTTCGATTAACTTTTTTTCTTTCTTCTTTTGTTTCTTTATGTTTACTTTTGCTTCCTTGATTCCAGAAACCACAGTCGAAGTTAAGGCATCAAGATTGATGTCTGCTTCCTTGAGAAGATTATTAAACTCCTCTTTCTTTTCTTTCTTGGCCTTTCCGAGAAGACTAAAAAATTCTGTGAGTTCTGGAGATTTCATTTATCATCTTTATTTTGATTCTTAATTAATTTTGATAACTCCGCTGTTGATCCTACAAATAATGCGTTTGTAACATTAGTAGGCCCTTTGTTTGGATCTTGTTCAAGATCCTTCATTTTCTGTTGTAAGTCAATAAGTTTGTCAGTTGTATCTGCAACTGCTTTGATTGTAGTTGCAGCAACTTCATATGCTCTTGCAGAATCTGATTCCTGAGCTAATTCTAATATACCATTCACTGCCTCCTGACCCTTTTCTACAAGAGAATATAACTGAGCACGACTATATTCATAGTCTTTATCAGAATCATTTTTATCTGATTTTTCAAGTTGATTCTTTCGAGGTTCAATCTTTTCGTCTTCAACGACCTCTGTATCAACGTTAAGTGCTTCCTCGATAGAATCAAAGTTTTTCATAATTCTCCTAGATGTCTATACCTTGAGATGGACTAAATTTTTTCCCATCAGTAAAGAATGATGAGGTTTCATTAAATCCAAAATCATCACCAAACTCAATCTGTGCATCATCAACCGTATTGAGAACACCAATACTTGCATTGTGTTCATGTTTTGCAGCAATCGTATTATCGTATGCACGATAGACAGTTACATTTTGACCACTAATACTTCGGATAAACATGATTTCAGTATCAATGATAATTCTTTGGTTTGCAGCAAGATCAGTGGTTGCACTAACTTTAAGTTGTGTAACCTTCTCAGATATTGCACCATCAAGAACTGTTGCCTGATCATCATCATAATTTTGTTTTGCAACTGGCGTTGCGCTGTATCTTTGAACTCTTCTAGCAGTTTTGGTGTTAGTGTTACCGTAGTAATCAACATCAACTTTCTTAATAAGTCCCTCTGGATTATCTGCAACAGGGCCGAATAGATATGTCTTTGCGGTGAATCCTAAAGTATAAACAATAGTTCTACGAGTTTCAAAACTACCCTCGTACTGGTCACTTTGATTTATACTTTCTAAAACAATTGGTATATCTTTTTTCTCACCGATAGAATCAATCAAATTAATTGTAATATTAAATGATGGTTGAAAATAGGGGACAATTTGTTCTAGTATTTGCAACGCATCGTCACTTAACTTAGACATGATACTAAGTTCAAATGAAACGTTATATGGAACAGGCATATAAACTTTCTTTGCAGTTGTTCCATTTTTTGCAAGAAAAGTTTGTGCGATTCCAGTCTTTCGAGTTGGATCGTATTGTATTCCCTGCATTTCAAAAGACAATCTTGGAAGAGTTATTGCAATCTCTCTTTCTAAATCTGGTTGTTGTTGAATTCTTGCCAAGAATTTTTGCATTGGCCCATAAGCCAATGGCACTTTCATGACACTAAAATTTGTTCCACTCGCATCCTTGTGTCGAATGTTAAT